TTTGGCAAGTCAACAACAAAAGCCCATCAAGGCATATGCCGTGGCAACGGACATGAGTACACAACAAGCACTTGACCGCCGTATTCAACAAAACGCAACATTCCCAGGATAATCCGTTATATAGTTATGCAATTGAAAGGTATTAAAGTAGAATTAGCGTTGGTTGACGATGCAAAAACATTAGTCGCCGATTTCACAGAAATTTTGTCCGATATTGAACAAGCAGGAAAAGCCTATATGAAAGCATATGAGGTGATTGATATGCAAGGTTCAATGGGATTAGAATTATTTAGTAAGGCTAAAAATGTTGTGAATAAATTAGAATCGGCATATAAAGCATTAGGTGCAGATCCGAGATTAAGTAATGAGTACAAAAAATTGATACAACAAATGGACACATTGTTGACTTATCGCAAAAGATATAATTTCTAAACATATGAAAACATCATTCCAAAAATTTATGGATTCAACAGCCGTTCAAGTTGAATTAGGAGAAGTTAAAGTTGAATTAAACTTGTTAAACGATGGTGTGGAATACGCCAAGCAATTGAATGATATTGCAATTGAATTAAAAGGCAATAAACAAGATGTTGCAGTAACAATGAGGCGTATTGAAGGATTAACCAAAGATGGTATTGCAATATACCAATCATTGCAAACATTAAAAAAACGATTGGATTCGTTGAATAAAGAAATAGGTGCCAATGCATTATTCCCAGAATTCGTACAAAAAGCAGAGGATGCTTGGTCAAATGCTCATACATTAAAAATCTAATGAGAATCGTTGAACTCATATTGGATGAACAACAAATGGCAAGTGGCATTGATGCGATAAGCATCGTTGAAGCCCCCGCCATTGAATCCAATTTTGTTGCGTTGAAATCCCATGAAGTAAAGTTCGCCAAGGTTGACACCGAAAAGCGAATTTTGATGGGGCCGATATTGATTCCCGACAAACCTATTTACCGCAAACAAGTGGTGGATGGTGAATTGGATGAATTTTACATTTACTTTTCCAAGAACACTGTTGCCAAGGCATCACAAATGTATTTGATGAACTCAAAGCAAGGGAACGCCACATTGGAACATGAAGTTGAATTGAACGGATTGTGCCTGGTGGAAACATGGTTAAAAGAGGACATGGAAAAGGACAAATCGGCCATCTATGGAATGAACGACCCTATCGGCACATGGATGGGTTGTTTGAAAGTAACCAATGACGATGTTTGGGAAAACTATGTTAAGACGGGCAAAGTCAAAGGATTCTCCATCGAAGGTTATTTCGCCGACAAAATGAAAATGAGCAAAACTCCAAGCGTGATTGATGAAATCAAGGAGATGCTTATGGAATACCAAAAATCTAACAACAATAAATAATAAAGTTTTATGAGTATGAAAGCAGAAACAATTTTGGATCGCATCATGGTGAAACTCGGCATTGCCGAAGAACCCGTTGCGGTTGAATTGGCACAAGTTAAAACCGAGGATGGTCAAGCCATCTTTGAAGCCGACACCTTTGGAGTTGGTGAGGCGGTATTCATTGTAACCGAGGATGGTAAAATCCCCGCCCCACAAGGGGAGTTCGTATTGGAAGATGGTAACAAAATCGAGGTTGACGAAAACGGAACAATCGTTGAGATTGCGAAGAAGGAAGAAGAAAAACCCGAAGCCGAAATCGTTGAAGAAGAAGTTGTTGCCGAGGATATGCCAATGAAAGACCAAATCGCGGAGGAGATGGCCAAGCCCAAGAAAACTGTGAAAACCAAAACCGAGATGGAAGAATCATATTTCTCCGCACAAATCAAAGAATTGGAAGCGAAGTTCGAAGCTCGTTTGAGTGCATTGGAAGCCGAAAAGGTTGCATTGTCAGCACAAAACGAGGAATTGATGGAAAGATTGGCAAACGAACCCGCCCCCCACACCGCATTCAACCCCGAAGGTAACAACGCAGAAAGCAAATTGCTTTTCAAATTGGGTGCCAAGCGTGAAGAAACTATCAAAGACCGAGTATTTAACCAACTTTTTTAACAACCACAAAAATGAAAAATAATCTTATCAAAACCCATTTGAGTGGCCCAACTGTATCGCCAAATACCTACGCGGGTTTATTTAGCAACAAATACATTGCGGCTGCCCTTTTGTCTGGCGAAACCTTGGCAAAAGAATTGATTACATTGCACCCCAATGTAGCGTACAAAGAAGTTATCCGTAACTATCAAAACTCAATCGACATCGCCGCTGCGACTTGTGATTTCACCGATTCAAGTTCAGTAACATTGGGCGAATATGTGTTGACTACCACCGAGAAGCAAGTGAACTTGCAGTTGTGCAAAAACCAATTGCGTACAACTTGGGAATCTGCACAAGCGGGATTCAGCGCATTTGAAAAAATGCCCCCAACTTTCGAAGAGTTCGTAATTGCTCAAACCGCTGCCGAGGTTGCCCAAGCCAACGAAATTGGTATTTGGAAATCAAACCTTTGGTACACTGGTGGTATGGTTCAATACCTCATCGACAATTCATCAGTAGTTCGCCCATTCAGCGGTGCTACAAATGGTGGTAATGTTGTTGCTCGTTTGCAAGAGGCATTGGATTACTCACCCGCTGCATTGTACGGAAAAGAAGGTTACCAATACTATGTTGGCCCAGGTACAATGAAAGCATACCAAGCCGCATTGTCAGCAGGTAACTACAACTTCCAATTCTATGTTGGTGAGAAGCCAATGAACTTCCAAGGTATCCCCGTAACTATGTGTCCTGGTCTTAACGACTACGACTGCGTATTGGGTATGAAGAGCGATTTGCACTTCGGTACTGGTTTGTTGAGCGATTACAACGAAGTTAAGGTTATCGACATGAGCGATATCGATGGTTCACAAAATGTTCGCGTAATCATGCGTTTCACTGGTGGTATCATCGCAACCAACCCAACTCAACAAGTTGTAATTAATGTAACCTAATCGACATTAAAAAATAAACATAAGGGGTGGGCCTAACACCCACCCTTTTTTTTTAACCAAATAATATATAAGAAAATGCCAAGTTGTGGAACATTATTAGGAAGATACGAACCATGTAAACAATTTGTCGGTGGTTTGAAAGGTGCGTTCTTCGTACCATTTGAATTTGCTAACCGAGTTACAAAAAGCGGTGCGGGTTTGGTAACCTTGATTGACAATGGTACAAACACCACCCCAATTTCAGCACCTTTTTGGGAGTTGAAGGGTTTGTCAACTTTGGAAACCGCCGTAATTGCTTCGCGTGATAACGGAACAAACGCATACGAAACAACCTTCACTTTGTCATTCAAGCCAAGCGGTAAAACTCCCGTAACTGGGGATGCCGATATGGATCAATTGAAAGTATTAGCACAAGGAAGATGGCAAATCATCGTGTGGGATAGAAACGACCAATTTTGGTTGATTGGTGAAACTTTGGGTTGCGATGCCAATGGTGGTACTTCATCATGGGGCGTACAAATGGGCGATGCCCGTTTGAACACTTTGACTTTCATGTCAAGCGAACCAAACCCACCTGCCCCCGTTGATGCGGATAATTACAGCGAAATTTCAAGCGTAATTACTCCCGTTCTTGCGGCTTAATTTTAGTTCGTTCATAGATTGACGGAAGGCCCTACCATTCGGTGGGGCTTTTCTTTTGTAACAAAAACCGATAAATTCGTTTTATGGGTATGCACATCAATGATACATCCACCACCATCACATTCACACCATTCGTGGATTTTGAGGGCGTATCAACGGCAACCATTGAGGTATGGCATAAACCAACCAAAACAATGGTATCAACCACAACCGCTTGTACCAAAAACTTTTCATTCATCACCATGAACTTGCCCAATTTGACAAACATCGATGCGGTGGCAAAGAATACCGATGAATTGTTGTTTCGTGTTTACGATGGCAATGTATTGATGTGGGAGGTATTGGGATATTGGATTACGGGAACGACAAACATTTACAACACTTGGAAGCAGTTTACAACGACCGCCCCAGGAACACCGAATTGGAAAACCTTATGAATTTAGATTTTATACAACTTCAATCATATACCGCGCCATCGATTATCGAGCAAAAGAATCGTGATTGGGTGCAATATGGCGATGATAACAACTATTATCAATACTTGATTGATTTGTACCATTCAAGCCCTACGAATAACGCTTGTATCAAAGGGACTGTTGACCAAATCTTTGGGAAAGGATTGGAGGTAACAAAGGCATCACGCGATTTGCCTGGATATATTGAATTCAAAAAGTTGTTTTCCAACGATGATATCCGTGCCGTTGCAATGGATTTGAAGATGTTGGGGCAAGCATCATTCCAGCTTGTAAAGTCCAAAGACCGCAAGAAGTATGTAATGGCCAAGCATTTCCCCCAACAAACCCTTCGCCCTGCCAAGTGCAACGAAAAAGGGGAAATCGAGAAATACTATTATTGCCCCGATTGGGCAAACATGAAGCGTAACCATCAGCCCAAGGAGTTTCGTGCGTTTGGGTATGATCAAAGTGCGAATGAATGTATATTGACAATCAAACCATATTCAACGGGTTCGTTTTACTTCGCACCCGTGGACTACCAAGGCGGTACGCAATATGCCAACTTGGAAGCGGAGATTTCCAATTTTCACATCAACAACATCATGAATGGTCTTGCACCTTCAATGTTGATCAACTTCAACAATGGGCAACCACCCGCCGAGGTAAAAGACACCATCGAAGCACAAATCAAACAAAAGTTTGGTGGTAGTTCAAACGCAGGGCGTTTTATCATTTCATGGAATGACGGACAAGATACAAAAGCGGACATCACCCCCGTACAATTGAGCGATGCACACAACCAATACCAATTTTTGAGTGGTGAGGCGATGCAAAAAATCATGGTTGCACACCGCGTGGTTTCTCCGATGTTGTTGGGTATTAAGGATAACACGGGATTTGGAAACAACGCCGATGAAATGAAAACCGCAGCCATCTTGTTTGACAATGTGGTTATTCGGCCATTCCAACGATTAATTATCGATGCCGTTACCAAGGTATTGAATTTCAACGGCTACAATTTGAATCTTTATTTCAAGACCTTACAACCTTTGGAATTCACCGATTTGAGTGGCAACATCATCGATGACGAAACCCGTGAGGAGGAAACTGGCGTATCGTTGGCCAGTCAAAAAAAAAAGATTGATTTGGTAAAGCCCAATGCGGGGGAATCCAAAGATGATTTTTTGGGGCGATGCATTCCCTATGTTGTAAACGAAGGTAAAGACCAAGACCAAGCGGTTGCAATGTGTAATGCGTTTTGGACTGAAATGGCAACCGATAAAAAGGTGTCATTTGATTACGATGATACTTTGTCAACCGAAAGGGGCAAGAAGTTAGCAGAAAAAGAAATTCAAGGTGGTGCGGTTGTTTACATCGTATCCGCCCGTGATTCCAAAGAAGGTATGTTGGAAGTTGCATCGCGTTTGGGTATTCCAAATAGCCATGTATTTGCAACTGGTTCAAACGAAGCCAAAGTCGCCAAGGTCAAAGAATTGGGCGTTGGTAAACACTACGACAACAATTCGGATGTAGTTGAGGCATTGGGAGGCATCGGAGTACAATTTGAAATCACCGATAAGCAAACCAATGATTGGTTGGAACATTTGAAAGGCAAAGGCGAAACAATTAACACCGATGAGTGGGAATTGGTTGATGTTAAGGAGGTTATGGATGCCGATGAAGAAATGAAATTTAACTTGGCGTATGAAAACCCCAATAAAAAAAGTGATGACGATAAAGGGGTGTACAAAATCCGTTATCGGTACGGCCCTGATTTCGTATCCAACAATTCAAGGCAGTTTTGTACTGCGATGGTTCAAGAATCCAAAGGGGGAGTAATTTATCGCCGTGAGGATATTATCGCCATGGGTAATGCTGGTGTCAACGGACAATTCGCACCGAGTGGACAAAGTTCATACTCTATATGGAAGTACAAAGGTGGGGTAAAT